TGTCTGCTGGCTTCTTTGCAGCCTTCTTCTTAACTACCTTTGCACCCTTTAGTGCTGCTGCAACATCTGCTTCAGCAGGCATACGTCCAAATGCCTTGTCATTAGGATTGACTGCTCTCAATACAACGGGCACGATGGCTCCAAGTAGTGAGTAAGCAAGTGTCTCTGGATCTGTTACTCCAGATGCATACATTGCCGTTGCTGCACCAAGAACTGATCGTCCGTATGATGCTAACATATTCTTCATTGCTTCGTTCATTATTCCTCCTAGGATATAACCTTGATTAGTATAGCGTAGCCAGCCCATAGGCCTATAATGCCTGCTACCCCTGCAAAAACAGGTGGTGCTGGAACTGGCAATTTGAATGCAGCAAAAACTAAACCGCATCCAAAACCTGTTAGTACTGATAGTACAATGTCTTTCATTTTTCTCCCACTATATATTTTCTATGATGATTTTTACAGAAGTCTACGTATCTTGTTTCTGTCATTGAAAGTATCTTTGCTTCTTCAATGCAATCTTCTATCTCACATACCGCATAATCATACTTAGCACTATCTTCAAACTTTTTTATTTTAGGATACATTATTCTTTCATCCCATGGTCTTGGCTTGGATTCTCAGGATGATCTACTGGTGTTGGTGCTGTACAGAAAGCACCACATTCATTGCATTGCATGTCTAAGTGATACATGCCAACCATATATGTGTTTGGATCAAATGAAACTAATGCTCTAAACAAGGTACCGCCACAACTTGGACACTCACAAGTTGGAATGCCTCTAGCGTCTATCATCGACTTCCTCTGGTAGCAACTTCTTTAAATCTTTGTAGGCAGCAGAAATTTTCTTCATAGAGTGATAGTGTGGGTATGCATCTCCAACAACTCCATACTCATCAAAGTACATTATCTCTGGCTCAATGTCTCTTATAAAATCTTCTAATTGTTTTTGCACATCTTCGATGTATTCAAATGCCCAGTCACGAGAATCAGAAAGAAACTTAATAAAGTTTTCTTTGTGTATGTCCTGCTCTTCTTTGCTTACTGGTGACTGAAGGCTTGCCTCAAATGCCTCACGCATTGTAGCATTTAGCATAACCATTTGTGCAAAAGCCTTGCTAACTACTTCTAGTCTTTTAAGAACGGCATAGTATGCAATAGCAAAAGACACGGCAAATAGGCTGGTTACTATAATGGCAATTCTCATACTATTCCTTTTCTCTCAATACTATTGTATCACTACTGGCATTATACATTTTTTTAAAATCTATTCCTGTTATTTTTTGGTATTCATCTATGCTTCTTTCTGATCCGACTCCATAGATACCGCTTTCAATACCACAAAAAATACGCTTTTGTTTTTCTTTAGATAGCACCTCTAATTCTTTCCAGGAAATCTCTCTTAGATTTCTATCTTTCCATATCTTGCTGTACCCCTCACGGGTATAAAAATGATAAACAATCTTAACACAGGGGGAATATATGTCCCACCCTCTAGTCCAGGCTCTTATTGCAAAGCACAACTCTTCACCAAAGAAACTAATCTCTGGATCATAAGGAATATCTTTTATTATATCTCCAGTAGTAAAAATAAATCCTGCAAGAATTGTGGTTGATTCCTCTGGCATGTGTTTATTAGATAACTCAACTCTTTCAGCAGTCCAGTCTCCACGCTTTGTAAGCATAGGCTTTTGTTTTGTAGGATATGGCAACTGCTGCTTAGACTTTTTGATTATGCTTATCTCTTTATTTGGTTCAACATAAAATGGTGGAGGAAAGTGTGACAAAATAATTTTATTATTGTTCGATATCTCTTGTGCTTTTTTATGTTGTTCAATACACAACAAGTCCCAATCTTTTTCAAATATTGTATGTGAATCAATTTGTAAGAAATAGTCTTGTCCAGAATACATTGGCATAATCTGTGCCCTAGCATATCCAGCACCCCTTGCCATTTTAGGGTGTATCTTTTCCAAAGTTAGATTAGGAACCCAAGATAAATCTGGTTCATACTTATCAAACTCTTGAAGAAAAACACCAAAGAATAGTTCGTGTGGATTAGCAGCATTGTCTAGAGCAGAATGAATTGTTCTTTCTAATTCTGGATCTCTGTAACTTGCAATAGATATAAAAATACTCATTGCTTAGCAATCGTTTTATTACACCTGCTACAAACATCATATGTTTTTCCAGTAAATGGACAGGATCCCGCAGGAATCATATTGTGTTCTTTTATTTTACAAATAAATCCTTTAATCATTTTGCCACCTCTCTGGTAACTAAAACAATAGCGCCTTCCATTTCAAGAGCATTCTTGAGTTTTACAACATACTGCAATGCTTGAATCTTTTCATCATGAACTAATCCAGCAAAATGCTTTTCATCTAACTTAATAGTTAAAAAATGTTCATTGTCAATTATGTTTACACCAAATCCTTTTGGCGGTATAACTGAATGAAAAGCCCTACGCATTGCATCTGTATACACTATTTTCTACCCCACTGAACCTTGTTCCAACCACGCTCATGGAAGTAATAAAGAACTGTTTTTGTAACTACCTCAAAACTTGCAATTGCACCTGCTGTCACTGGCTCTTTTGTTATAATCCAGGCGATGGCAAAAGTATCTGCTGTTCCAATTATGCGCCACGTAATGGCCTTTAATGCTGATCTTTGTTTGGATACATTCATGCTGGCCACTCCATATTTTTAGGGCCTTTACTAATTACGTTCCAAATTTTAGATGCCCATCTCTTTACGTTTTTGCGTAGCCGATATAGCATGAATGTCTGCCCCCAAATCTACTTGCTCAATCTTGTATCCCACATCTCTTCCGTATACAATGTTAGTAATGTTGGGTAGTCTTAATACTAATGCACCATCCATAAATTCATCCTTGGCAATATATTCTTTTACCTGATCAAACTTAAGTGGATCTTTCTCACTTGTGTTGTATGTATTACGTACTCCAAGAAGTACTTGCTCAGTTCTTTTACCAGCCTCTTTGTAAAGAGCGTGGTGGCCTTCGTGCCATGGCTGGTACCTACCGAGCATAAGAGTTGTAGGTGCAGACCAATCATGAAGACTAAACTTATCAATGATGTGAGATGCCTTTGCTTCTGCATCTAAGTTGTGACTAATAAAAGAAACATCAGCATTGTCTGGTCTTTCAAACATTTTGTTAGTATCTTCGAATCTACCCTCTGCAATTGTATCCATAAACACTAAAACATCTGGCTTACCAAATGCTGCACGAGTTAACTCTGTTGGACAAATAAAGTCTACAATGACTGGTGCAACACCCTGCTTAGAGATTAATCTTGCCATCTCGCCCATGCGACGAGCCTGCTCAAGTCTATCTTCTGGTGCAAACCCCAAATCAGAATTAACTGTCGCTCTAACCTCGTCTGCATTAAGATGAATAGCATTGATGCGCTCTTTTAATGCTTTTGCCAATTCTGTTTTTCCAGAACCTGGCAATCCAATAATTTGTATAATCATTCTTCTTCTCTCTTCCAATGTAAATATGACTTAATATATACCGCTGCATATGCTAATGCAGAAAATATAAAGCCGTATTGATTAGTTATCAATGCATATGCTATCCAAAGTATTTCATTAAATAATAGTACAAACCATCCCCAAATAGTCTTACGACCAACAAAGAAGATGCCAGTTACTCCTATTACTGCTAATACCCATGACCACATATTATTGCTCCATTGTTAATGATTGCCAAGTCAAAGACCACTCTTGCTTTGATCTATGATTATTAAATTCTCTTGAGATTTCTCCACCTTCTAGATAGATACCGCCCCAAACTCCCCACTCTTTGCCAGATACCCCTACAGCAAAACATCTCTTTGCTACTGGGCAAGTCCTGCATATAGAATCAACAAAGGCTCTACTTTCAGGCTTTTCTTCGTAGTCATCAAAGAACATGTTTGTATCAGAACCTAAGCATTCTGCATCATCTTTCCATAGATGTTGTTTCATGCTCAACCTCTATATCTGTTTGGAATATCCCATCCGTTACGAGTGACCTTATAAACTCTTTGTAGGTACCAAAGACCCTTTACTCTCACACCGTTAACGGCGGTACGTGCAGAATCAGATCTCTTTAGATCTACTACATCCCAACCAACCCAAGAAAGATTGTTATTTACTTTTACAATCTTCTCCATTTTATCTAAACTTGTTACTATCATACTTCTCCCTTAGTATCTAAAAATTCCAATTTCAATGTTTTCTAATTCAGCCTTAGCAACCAACTTTGAAGGTGTTTGCTTTGGATTACACAAAAATGCAAAATAATTTACATAAGACATGTTCTCTTCAACCCATTGACTAGGAACTTTATAGTATTTAATTTTCTTTCCTCTGGCCTTCATGCCACGCTCAGAAAGATTTGAAAACTCTGAAACCATAGAGTTTATTCTTGTAGGACCTACTGAATAAATTGCAAACTCTTGATCATCTTCTTTCATGCCAGATAGGGCAACACCCATAGCACGAATGAATACGCTGTAGTCGCTAAAGTCATTCGTTCCCTGAACTACCACTATCATTTTGTATTCCTTTTCTTAAATTATCTAATATAAAAAGCATCTTGTCAATGTCTTTTTTAGACATAGTTGATATGTCTACTGGTTCTGCGGTAGGACTAACAATGTCTCCATTATCAGTATCAGCAGAATAAAAAACATTATCTTTTACCCAATACGCTTTGCTGTCTATAACAATAATCTTGATCATAGTATTAGCAGCATGTTTTGCTGACTGAGACTCAATCTTTTCTTTATTGTTTAGTTTTTTAGGAATAAGAGTTCTAATACTTTCATGAATATCACTTTGTCTATACTTGATATTCGTTAAAGTCTTTGAAACTTTATACCCATTTAATCTAATTATAGACCAAGCAGCCAACAATGTCAAGCCGATGGCTAAAAAGTATTCCATTTTTACCTATTATTCAGGTTTTGTTTTTGTTATTTTTGTAGCAGGAACTGGTTCTGCCTGCTGAATCATAACTCTATTTAACTTAAGTTGTGATTGTAGCAACTGAAATTCCAGATCTGATGCCTTTTGTCTATAGAAGTTAACTAATTGTTTAACTTCTTCAATGTTCATGTCTTCCACTGCCTACCCCTTTCTAAAACTAAATGGGCTACCTACCCACGCTTTGTCTGCCTTATCTTTTTCTCTTTCAACA